CGAGATGGATGTGCTCGCCAACATTCGGGACGCCATCACGGTGATCGAGGCAATCGGCAACGGCTGATCCCCACCGGGTCGCCTCGCTTCGGCGGGGCGGCCCAGGCCCCCGGGCCGGCACCCGGGCACCAGGCACAAAGAAAACAGCCCCCGGGGGGGCTGCAATCTTTGCTACAGGTTGTCGGGTGAATCTACGGGTGAATCACCGGCTGTAGAAAGCGGTTGGGTAACGGGCCTCGTAACGGAGCCGGCCGTCGTTGGTCTTGCCGGGGGTCCCCCACACCTGCACCTGTTGCATGTTGGCGTCCCACAGGCCTTGAGTCTCTCGGAAAGTCTCGGCGGCAGCAGCAAACAACCAGACCGAGGCGTGCTTCCTGTCGTCGACGCCATACACGGGCCGCCCCGGTTTGATGAGTCGATGGTAGGACTTGAATCCGAAACCCCACTTCTGGCGGCGGAGGTAGGACAGGTCGGCTTCCCGGAGTACGAACTTCATGGTGGCCCCGGGAGGGCCGGCGTTGGGCAGGGTGAGGATGTACCCCATCGTTGGGATGCTCATGCCTGGCCTCCGGTGTGGTTGCCATCCTCGTCGTATTCGCAGGATGCGGGATCGCCGTGGGTAGCGCAGGCGTCCGGGGCTTCTTCCTCGTCCCAATCGGGGAAGTGATCTCTGACGATCTTGTAAAGGATGTTCATGTTGCCTCCGGGTGTGGTCGAGGTGAAAGATCGGGGGGAGCGGGCGACACCCCTGCGCCCGCTCCCCCCGGTTGGTGGATGGTTAGACGACCTGATTGAGGGCGTCGCGGACCGCTTCGAGGAGGTTGTCCTCGGTGATGCTCTCCTCCGGGGCGTTCTCTTCGATCAGGGTCACGATGTCACTCTGACCGATCAGGTCGTTGTTGCTGATCTGAGACTCGACCTCGTCCGTCACTGCGGACTCGATCTCGGACTCGATGCCGCCCCCGGTGATGAACTCTCCGACGGCGGTGTTGATCGCCTCGGTCATCTCGGGGGAGAGGGTGCCGGTGTCAGTGGCGCCTCCGGTAGGGGTGAGGTACGGGCCGAGAGCCTCGGCCAGTGCCTTGAGTAGTGCTTCCATGTCATGCCTTTCGTTGTGGGGGTATTGCCTTAGAGAGAAACCTACCGCCGGTTGACGCCAATCGAAACGTCCCCCGGGCGAGAAATCCCAGATTGTTTTGTGACCGGCGTCACACCCGAATCCCGACCTTGACGAACGACGCGGGCCCCGGTTCGATCTTCCGTGCCCGCCCCTTCGCATAGAGAGCGACGATGTGCCCGGGAGCGTCCTCGTAGCGGAAGTCCGTCTTATCGCCGTCGATCACCGGGATACCGTGCCACTCCCCGGCGTAGGTCGCTGTCTCGAACTCGGGACCGAACACGACGGCCACGCAGGCCCCGGTCTCGGTCTTCGCCCGGATGGCGTCCACCCCGTGGTGCTCGGTGGCGGAGAAGCAGACCCGGTACCTGGGTGCTGCCCATTCGGCCCGCTTCCAGTTTTTTGTGTAGTCGTATGTGACCACGTTGCCCGGCGCCTCGGTGAAGAGCCACGGGGCGAAAGTTTCAAACTCGAGATCGGTGACGATGTTGAGCCGGCGCCCCACCCGGTCGTGGCGCTTGCTCGCTAGGACCGTCTCCCAATGGATCAGGGAAACCGCGGCGTCGGGGTCGACCCGGAGGAACTCGGTCCGGTCGATGCCTACCTGCTGGGCTTGTGGGATGTCTAGCCGACCGGTGTATCGGATACACACGTGGCGGCACCCGGCAGTGCTGTGAGTGCAACAGTTGAGGGTTGTCGTACGGGCCGGGCTCCCGGTGAAGGAGATGGTGGGGATGTTGTTCTTGTCGGTCTTCAGGTTGCGCCGAGTCAGGTAATCCCGCTTGCTCCCGGCGGAGAACTCCTGCCATCGGGCGCGGGCCTCCTTGTGGGGGATCAGGTCCGGTTGGGCTGTCTGTAGGTGCTGGTTCATGGATGTCATAAGAACTAATCTATCGTCGGTTGACCCCAACCAGACGTGCCATGTGTCACACCCCGCCGGCCGCCCCCGGGGTGCTCAGTCCGCTCCCGGCGGTGCCGGCCGCCACCCGGGGGTGACCCCGGTCACACCGAGCGGTCCCCGGGGGTATCTGGGAACTGCAATCCCCGGCCCCTGGGAGCGGGTGAATCTGGGAACCACAATCTGGGAACTGCAATCCTCGTGTGAATCTTGCGGGTGAATCCCAGACGCGGCAAGGCCCCCCGTAGCGCCAGACCGCTAAGTCCTATGCGCCTCGGGGGGCTCGCTCCAGCGATGTCCAGCCTCATTTCGGAAGTCTCAGAAGGTCATGAACCGGAGTTGCCTATTCCGATTGGTGCGGGCCACTCTCACAGTGTGCACCCGGGGAGCAGCAAGCCAATCGGCGTTCTTGGTCAGTCGTCGTACAAGGTGTCCTCCTTGGTGACGCACTTCTCGCAGACGGCGATGTAGCCGGCGTCTGAGAGGCCATGGGCGGAGGGCACGAAGTCAGTGACCCTGATCTCGCAGTCAAGGTCGATCGCCTCGTCGCACCGTTCGCAGTCCCAGCAGCAGCAGAGGATGCAGATGTCGCCGAGGCTCATGTCCATCGGCTCCCCACGCTTCACGCTGGTGCAGGTGCTGCCCGGCTGGTCGTTGTGGCAGATCGGGTATCGGCAGACGGAGCAGAGCCTGTTCAGGTCGTCAGCCGTCTGGTGGAACGTGGCGGCGCACTGGGTGCACTTGAAGCCGATGATCCGATGGATTGGGTAGGTAGTGCTGGTGTCATTCATAAGTTCAATCTATCGTCGGTTGACCTGAACCAGACGTGACATCGGTCACGCCGACGCCAGCCCGAAGAACAGGAACGACTTGGCCCCCCGGGGGAGACCGCTCCACCGCTTCTTCTTCTCAGCGGGGGACTGTTCGATGGCGAGTGCCGGCCCCCACTTCTCGAACAGGACCGACCGCAGCAGGTACTCCCAGTCGACGACCAGACCGCCAACCATCCAAGTTTGGAAGGTCATCCCGCTGCCCACCCCCCGGGAGTCCAGGTCCCCTTTGGGGTACCACTTCTTGAGCCGGTCCAGAGCAGCCTTGCCACCCTTCACCGGCTTCCCTCGGGAACCCCACTCCAGCCACCAGTAGTAGGTGTCGGCCAGCCAGAAGGTCGCCTCCACCTTCTCGGCGGTGTACCGGGGCGGACGAGGGATGAGGATGAACCCATCCTTCTCGGCGAGCGTCCCGGTATAGCCGGAGTGTCCGAAGTTGTACCGGTCAGAGTCGACCTGCTTGTCGTAGGCGACATCGACGCTCCGGCCGATGCAGTCGACGGAGAACTCGGTGGCGCCCATCAGCAGACCGCCCCGGCCTGGCGAGCCATCCCAGCCGACACGTCAGCGATGTCCCGCTCGTACCCCAACTTGAGGTCGTAGATGAAGTCGATCGCTTCCTGACACTCTTCGTCCTGAGAGGGAATCATGGTGCCGATGTTCGCCAGCAGCCAGTCGCACTGCTTGACGTGCCACCGCAATGATTGGATGTACTGCTTGCTCATGCGCTGGCCGCCGTCCACTTCGTCCCCATTGCCCGCGGGTAGCAGTGCGTCGGGTTGTAGCCGACGTTCCTGATGGCCTCGCCGGTCTCCGGGCGGCCACTAATGTCGGCCAGTGCAGCGTCGATGTGGACGGCGAGCAGTTCCTTGAGGTGGCCCAGCCCCAGCACGTATTCGGGGAGCGCTATGGCCCCCTCCGGCGGGGTGGAGTCCTCAATGATGAGGTCCATCCAGCGCTCAGCCAACCACGCAGCCTTGGCGTCGTCCCGAGGCCCCATCTGGTCGAAGAGGTTCTGCATGCTCGTCATGCGTCCACCGCCTTGATCCGCTCAAGGATGGCCTCGGCGATGGACCGGGCGTTCTTGACGTTGGTGATGATGTTGACATCCGCCCAGTCGATGTCGAACCGGCGGCTGTCGATGTCCTCGTCGTCCCCGCCCAAGAGGTAGGTGGAGGTGTAGATGTCGCTACCCCGCATGTCGGCGGTCACGACGATGTTCTTGGGCTGGGAGTAACGGACGATCTCTTCCGTCTTCTTGTCGCCATCTTCGGTGATGGTCCTGATCTTGAGTTCCTGCATGGTGCTCCCCTTTGGGGTCATGACCGGAGAGAGTTCTCCGATCTCCCATGAAGGGTATCCACCGGGGGGGTGACCTCCACCGCTGGTGGACGTGACATGTGTCACTCGATCTGGGACGCCCCCCGGTGCCTCTCAGCACCCCCCGGGGACTCTCAATACCTGCCCCCGGGTCTAAACCCGTGTCTTGTGGTACTCCCGGGGGTGACAAGACCCCTCCCGGGGCACAACCCGGGCACCCCACCCGGCAAATCTGGAAACTGCATCCCCCGGGGCCTAACCCGGCGTGAATCTGGGGTTGCAACGCCCGGGGACCGGTCCGGTGTGAATCTGGGGCTGCAATCCCCGGTGTGAATCCGCGTGTGAATCTGGGACTGCATCCTGGGGGCAGAATCTGCGGGTGAATCTGCCCCCAGGGGTGCTGACGGTAGGGGAAGAGGTCAGTCAGCGAGTGATGCAGTGCCTGGTGTACCCAACTTGGTCGCCATAGCGCCCTTGAGTACGGATACTGCGGCTGCGACACCTGCGCCGGCCATCATTTTCCACTGGTCGACGCCGAGGTCGAACATGGAGTTGCTGGCCATGGCACCGAGTGACGCCTGGATGAAGGTCGCTACGACCCTCTCTATCAAGTCACGAGAGAACATCCCGAAACCTCCTATTAGTTGACCCCAATAAACAGCCAGCCCACGCAAGCACGCGAGTGGCTCTTTTGGGGGTGTGGGGTGGGTGTATGGGTTGGTTATGCGTATAGGTGTTGTGTGTTTGGTGTTTGTGTTTCCGCTGGTCTTGCGGTCGACTGGTCATTGACTGTTGAGTAGTGTCATGGCGACAGCAGTAATAGCCATAATCGTTGATGCCGGCACCGTGTACATCCATCGTTCAACAAGGCGGACACGTTGTTCCAGGTCATCAGATTTGCGTCCCTGCGTGACCATGACAGCATCAATCTTTTCCTCAATGGCTTCCAAACGCTCATTGAGAACAGCCAACGTGATCGCTACCTTGGTGTTACCCCACGGATGATCGTCGCTCACTGTCACGCCCCCAGGACCGCATACCAGGTGGCTTCATCCACGTCACCGGTTGTTGCAAGCCCCAACACGTACTGGACAGCCAAAGTCGTGTTCCTCGTTTCCGAACCGAAGTGACCGTCAACAGTTAGAAACAAACCGTCGGGGTCCCCAAACCCGCCATCATCATCCCCAAGTAGCATCTCGTTGCACACTGTTTGCCAAGCCTCAACCTCAGGGCCAGCATCACCAGACTTCAAAGTGACCTGACCCGGAATGTCGCTTTCGTCACCATCCCCATCATCCAACCAAGCATCATCCCCAGGGGCAACAGTTACCGGTGCACCCCCACTACTCTCCCCCCCTGAGTCTTTACTAGGAGGTTGCTCTACAGCGCCTGCGGCGGGCCTTGGCCTACCGAAGCCACTTGGGCCTTTTGGCTTCACCACGATCGTGTCGGGGTCGACAGCGGGGCGGGGTCTGCCGCCCGTGAAGGCCGGTTTTGCTTGCGGCTCTTTATCAGCCATGGCTCACTCCTGGTTTGAGGGACTCCCCCAAGATTAGTCGAAGCGTCGACGGAGTAAGGGAGCCCGCTCCACGTAGAGAGCAACCAGGTCCTCTAGGCGACCAACGGCTTGTTCGAGTTGGATAGCGACGCCCTGGGGTTCAGCGTTGGTTGTAGGGGGTGTCGTCACTGGCATTTGAGGAGTCCTGGTTTCTACTTGGTTACCTAGTCTCCCACGCGTATTTGGATAGGGAGACTGACCCTCACGGTTGACATCGACGGTTTTCTAGTAAAGTACAACGTAGGACACCTATACGGAGGTCTTTGCATGAAGTACACGATCGAAGGTCCAGAAGCGGCCTTGGAAGCATTCGTCGTCAGCGACGGATACGAGAAGACCCCAGTCGCTCTCCTGCTCCACATGCCCGAAGCAACCCCCAAGACGGCCGCCATGTTCGGACGGTACGCGGCCCAGACCTGGGACAGGCAACCCAGGTACGCCTGCTTCTCGGCTGAACCAGGGTCTGTTGTGATTCGATGGGCCGGCAAGACTGTCGACATCTCCAACCAGAAGGACCTGGCGAAGGTCATCGTTGGGCGGTTGAACTCGGCTCACATACCAGGCGAGTTCGGCTCCTTAGGCCGCACCTGGGTCGTAGACACCAACGCTAAGGTTCCAGCAGATGAAGAATAATCCTCTCCAGCCTCACGAACGAGGCCAAGCCAGCGACAGTAGAGGAATGAACGGCCCTAGAGGGATGCCTAACCTGTTTGCCCAGTTCAGGTCGTCACCCTCGCTGCCGCCTCAAGGAACCCTTGTCCCTAACGAAACGATTGCGTCGTTGAAGACACTGCTGGGGGCTATCGCTGAGACCTTTCGCGAGCATGGTATGGTCGATCTCGCAGCGGAAGCCGAAGAGGTCGCTGCTCTCCTCTAAAGGCTGGACCAGTTATCAACTGCACCCAATCCGAATCGTCGTACATGGGGGGTTGCCGTTGCGACGGCTGCCGGAAAGCCCACACGGATCGTGAACGGGCACGGCGGCAAGATAGACGGAAGAGCACAGGGTCAGTATCGAAGGAAGAACCAGGGTCGAGTAAGCCCCTCCGCCGTTACGACCACGACACGTACACACGAGATGACATTCGGAGAGCCCGTGGATGGAATGACTGATAGTTGCGTTGGTGAAAGCACCAAGTTTTTCGAGGGCACCACACCGCACATAGACGACAATGTCGCCCAGGAGATCCTCGACTACGACGTAACCCATTACGCCGGCGGGGTTTCGGTCTTTCATGGGGCGTTGGACATGTCCAGGTGGGCCGAGTTGGAACCCTGGATTGAAGAGCAGTCGGTCATCGCTCACGCCAACCGGTGGACGTACAAGGAAGACGTTGAGGGCAACGCCTACGGTTTGAACGAGGACAACAACAAGTTCACGATCGAGCAGATTGATACCGCCCCCATCCGCATCCTGTACTGCGTGAACCAGGACGGCATGGAAGGCCACGACCCGACACCAATCGAGTACGTGAAAGTCTTCCGCGACTGGGAAGACACCGTGTACAAGTGTCTGCTGGGTTACATCGACGAGTACCCGTACATCGTGAACCAACTCTGGTGGCGAACCAGGGGCCACTTCATGAAGTACAAGACCACCGGGTTCATCGGCCCCCATGCCGATTGCGACTCCAACTATCGGACAGTCAACGGGAAACGATTCCACCCTCACACCGAGTTCCCCACCAGGCAGACAGTGAGCGTCACCGTCAACCTCAACGCTTCTGGCGAGGACTACACGGGCGGGAACCTCTACTTCCCCTACCTGGATGTAGACCTGGCCCTCAAGCGGGGTGATGTCTGTATCTTCCCTACGAACTTCATGGGTCTCCACGAGGTCCGTAACGTCGAGAGCGGGATTCGGCACTCCTACCTCGTAGCGTTCGGGCAGGGCACCGACCCTCGGACACAGGACGGGGAGTTGGATGTCAAGGAGCCCGAGGAGTGCTCGATGTGGACACCGCCGACGTTCCTAAACCACCTCCACGACGACTACACCCATGTGTTCCACCGGTCACCCAAGTGGGACATCAAGCAGGCGTACTACAACCCGATCGCTCAGAACCGGCCCCTCGAAGGCGAGGGTTTAGATCAGGCCGGCGGTGACAGGTTCACCGACGAAGAAGCCATCGAACTCATGTCCAGGGCGGACCCAGACTCCAAGCAACTAGGACCCACCGTTCGCCAGACGTAACCGGTTCCACGCCGTGAAGCATCCATGATGGGAACACAGTCCCGCTCCCCTTCTCACGGTTGCACTGCCAAGTCCCTGGACCGTCATGTAGGTGAAGGTCTCCGCCTTCGTACCCGCTGGGGTCTGAGAGTTGGATAGACACTGACAGTTTCCTGTCCGAGTTTGAGCCACCCCAGTCTGTGTGCCGGGCCTGGTGATCCCCCTCGGCGTACTTCAAGACCTCAACGGAGGGCATTCCCACCCCACCCCAGTGCGTGTCGAAGTTCCAGGTGTTGTGCTTGTCGACGAACTCCTGGACAGCGACGACGATCTGAGGGTGCTGCCGGCGATCGAGGAAGTGGGCGGTGCAGGACCGCAGGGCGTAGTCGTGGACATTCTGCTCACCCCCATGCTCGCTGGTTTGCGGACGCGCCGGGACCAGGCCGGCCACCTCAATGATGTGGTCGCACATGCCGGGGTCGAACGCCTCCCCCTCAGAGAAAGTATTCATGAAGTCACCTCTTGACGATGAGGCCCGAGAACTCCCCGCCCACGTTCCACCGGGCCACGGTGTTCAGGCTCCAGGCACGGGCGATGACCTTGCCACCCTTGATGAGAAGGTAGGGGGCTCCCGACCGGGTCTTGATGGTCTCGCCGGTCGCTGAGATCGTGATGGTGGTCGTCCCAGCCGAGTGGTTCGGGTTCGTCGTGTGGACCGTGTAGATGTGGTGGGGGTTGCCCTTGCACCTGCACGACAGGGTGCACACCTTGTGCTCGGCGCACTCGTGGTACCAAGAGTTCCACTCGACGATGGGTGCGAGCGAGTGAACGGCCGGCTTGCCGCACCGGGTGTAGTGCTCGGTTGCCTCGTCCCAGACGACGTTGGCGGTGCACCTGTCGTGCGTCTCGGCGAAGTGGCCGATGGTCTCGATGGTCTTGCGGTGGGTGCTCATGGTGTGCTCCTCGTATGTCGGTTTGTGTTGACATACGGAGCCTACCAGCAGTTGACACCTCAAAGCAACAGAAAACTGGGGGATTTATTTTGAGGGCCACCTAAACCTCTCCCTGGCTTCGAGGAACGCCTTACCTATGTCGAACGAGTCCTTCTCGGCACCGGAGAGCCTCTCAACTGCACGTTTCTCGGATTCAGAGAGCCGGTCAGCCTCGCCAGAATCAACATCGTGTTTTGCGAGGGTGTCCGCGATCTGAACGGCCATCGAGCCCAAACGCTGGATAAACCTCGGACTATCCAACCCACCAGGCCCATCGTATTCAAGTCTGGACCTCAGCAAAGAGAGCGCCATGTCCCAGGTCTCCCTGGATGGCTTTTGCACCTCGGCAATCAGCGCCCAGGAATCCAGATTCCGCTCTTGCTCGAACTCCTCAACCGTGTAGTGAAGTTCCTCAGCCTTGTCGACGATCTTGCAGGCCTTCACCATCCGATACTGGACCTCGTAAGGATTCACAGAATCAACCGGACCTTCGCCCTACGTTTCGAGACAGCGTTGATAGCACCCGACACGGCATCAACCTGATCGTCGTGGCTGCCCTTCGGGAACTGAACACACTCATCGACAAGAGCCTTGTTCCATCTCCCCCTAAGCAGGCGCACGTTGCCCATCTCGGCCGCAGACGAGAACACACGTGCCCGCTCTTCCTTCGACCCAGTGGAACGGATGCCTTTGAATGGGTAGCCGGCGAGCACCCCGCGGGCGTAATGGTCGATCGTGTTGACACCTGACGCCCCTGGCTCCTGCTCCATCATCACCTGGACACCGGGGGGGTCCATCTCCGCCGTCATACGGATCAGTCGTTCAACCTCTCCAGGCGTCCCCCGCATCCTCTGAATGTCGAGAATGTAGTAGCGGCCCTCCTCGAACCCAACGAGCGCCCCCACCGTCCAATCAGGGTCTTTGCCCTTCGCTTCGGCTGTAGCAGCAAGATCCCAGAACCTGACCTTCTTCATCTTCTCAGGTGGAGTATCTACAAGGTCGAACCAGCCCTGCTCAAACATGCCGCCCTTCTCCGTGACCTCCCAGTTGCCATCCAGGAGACGGGCACGTTCCACGGCGTCCAACTCCTGGAGTGACTCCTCGTAAGCGAACCTGTCCAGGCTGGGGTTGTCGGCAATACGGGCCGGCATGAACTTGCGGGTCTCCGACGGGTTGAGAACGAATCGCTCATACACCCAATCGTTGCCTCGCCCACCAGGGTTCGTGGCTGCCCTAATCCGTAGCGGCACATCAGCCAGGGTCATCCCGCAATGCGGGCAAGCCTTTAGCGACGGGTCGGGCGCTGGTTTACGGACACGAGAGAACCCGATGTACAGGTACACCCTGTCCGTGGGCCACTGCGTCAACTCGTCCACGCCGACGAACTGATAAGCGAACGACTGAAAGTTGTACCGGTCCTCATCCCGTTCACAGTGACCAAGCGTCAATGTGGAACCAGAGGGGAACGTCCACCGCTTATTCGTGACGTTGTAATGGGCACCGGTTTCGTTCAGCCACTCGGTGGTGCGGTCAATGAACCCATCAGGGCCGGACAACTGTGGGAAAGTCTGGCGGAGAAGTAGCGCTGAGTAGCCAGGCACGCAGGCGTACTGAAGGGCCGCCATCAGGAGGGTGTCAGATTTGCCTCCGCCGGCAGCGCCGCCGAAGAGTGCCTCTTTAGTCGTGTTCCACGTCAGGAACGCTTGTTGCTTCGGGTGAGGGAGATGGGGAATCGCCAGGTTGCACGGCGTCCTCCACGACATCAGCGTCGATAACTTGTCCCTCGTTTCGTTTGTCTCCATCCCATGCCTCCAAAACATCCTCTGGCAAGTCGCCTGACTCGACCAGCGCTTCCAACACTTTACGCTGTCTATCGCTGTCGGCCTCTTGCAGGATGTGCATGTGGGCCGATAGTTGGGTGACAGGTCCCCCCTGGGCTCCAGTGATCTCCAGGCGGGTCGCCGGATCAGACCAACGCTCTGGGAAAGCCTTGGCTAGGAATCGTTCCGCCGCCCGCCAGTCACCGTCGGCGGCTTCGGTGTACCACCTGGCGACCAGGGTTGCTTCTGCCTTGGCGCGTGCTTCTTCGAGTTCGTTGACAAACCAGATGTATTCCTCTTGCTGGGCGGTAAGAGGAATCCCTGCCCTCTGATCTTCGAGGGCGGCGTCGCCCCTCTTCTTCCACTCGTAGAACGACCATTCGGAGATACCGGATGCTCGGCACGCTGTGCGCTGGTAGTTGCCCGCCGAGATGAGTTTGAGCACTTTCTCTCGTTTGTCTCGCCCGATGGAGAGACCGGTTTCGTTGCTCACGCCGGGCGGTCCCTGAACTGGTGGGCAGGGCCCTCCCAGGTCTTTACTCCAACCCAGCCAGCGAAGGTCATCCAGCGCCAGAAACAGTCCGTTTGGTAATAGCCGGCCTCTGTGAGCAACCGTTCGTTCTCCATGGCAGTCAACGGTTCCAACACGCCATCGAGACTGAGTCTCTTTCTCTCGATCTGCTCCTCGGTGTACCCCATGGAGCGTTTGTGGTCGTAATAGACGGTCGTCATGTCATCATCAAGTTCGGGCGTGGCGGCCCTGATTTTCTCAACGAGGATGAGGCGCCCGCCCCAACGCAGACACCGGGTTAGTTCGTCAACAATGCGCTGCCGGTGCGCCCTAGGGGTGAACTGGAGGGTCAGGACGCAGAGCACCACATCGAACTGGTTATCGTCGTACGGCAGGTGCTCCTGGAGGTCGTGCATTCGGAGGTCCCAGCGCCAATCTGACCTATCGAGTGCTCCAGCGAGCATGGGGCCTGACACGTCAAGGCCGGAGAGTTTGCCGATCATGTGGCCGTGCCCCTGGCAGTATTCATCCAGGGAAGCCAAAGCCAGGCCGTCTGAGCAGCCAACGTCAAGAACCTGGGTGGCCCTCTGATGTTCCAGGGACTTGAACGCTAGACCGTTGGTCGCCTGACGCATGATCTCATAGTCGGGGATGGAGCGTTGAAGCATGTCCTCGAAGACAGCAGCAACGTCCTCGTTGAACTCCCATGCCCCGTCAGGGATGATTGTGTCCATGGGGAGAGACATTAGTCCCTCATTACGGAAGCAGAGACTTCCAAGGTTGAGAATCGTCCCTGTTGGCGTCGCGGCATTCAATGTCGTTCGCCTTGTACATCGACCGTGAGAACTTGTTGGACTCGATAGCGAAATACAAACTCGGGTCATTCCCATACTTGGGCATGATGATTTCTTTCAGGTACCTGGCTTTAGCCCTGTGGGGCCGTAGAGCACTCTTCTCGTCTTCGATCCAGGGGTTGAAGCACCAGTCGTTTGGCGTCCACCCTGTCTGGCTCTTGATGCGCTCCAGGGTCATGTCCTCGTAAGCGATCGAGCGTGCTGTAACGAGGATCACGTACTCGTTCTTGAGGAGGTCGACCATCCAGGAGCGGTATTCCTCGACTTCCTGAACGAACTTTGACATGGGGCGGTTCTTCGACAACTCGGCAAAGTTGCTGGACAGGGCCACGTTTAGGTCCTGGAGAATGATGCGGCCAGAGGGGCCGAAAATGGCGTCAGACATACGCTTAGGCTACAACGCCATCTTCAACCGTTGGGCGAAGGCGTCAAGAGCCTCCTCGGCACGGTCCAGTGTTCCTTCTGGGTAGGGAAGGTTGAACTCGAACTTGATTGCCTCGGTCAGGGCCCTGGGGTCAACGGGTTTCGGGTCTCTGCACGCCGCATGTACAAGTTTGTTCGGCTTGTACGCATACGCATGTACATCTGAGAATCCCCGGAGCCACTGATCCCGCCACTCGTCCACAGTGAAGTACTTCTGGACTTTCGGGTGCTTCACCAGGTCAGACACAACCACGCCCTCTTCGTAACCAGCGGCGAACGACGAATCAAACTGGGTCTCATGGTTTGAGACGTTGTCCTTGAGCCCCATGGCAGCGAAGTAACGATCCGCCGACCTGGAGATGGCCCCCGCGTAAACGGTCGTGCCTGGTGTGGATAGAGCGGCCACCAAGGTGACGATGTGGTTCCTGTCTGTCTTGAAAGGCACACTGTTGAGCACCGACGCCAGGAAGATCGAGTCGAACTCTGTCCCATCAGCAACCCTGGCGAGAAAGCAGTCGGTGATGTACTTGGCGGCGTCAATGTCGAACCCTGAGTCCTTGCCGCCCGTGTAGTACGGCTCGAACGCCACGCAGTCCACGCCCATGTTGTCTCGTAACAACAGGGACTTGTCGAGAAGGCCCGCACCGAAATCCAGGACGGTTTCCCCGTACCAGCGTTTCCATGACTTGACGTGCTTGGCATTGTCGACATCGAACACCGACGAAGCCCGCTGTGTCGTCCCCGACTTGGACA